CTTCGGTCCCGAAGGGCCTTATCCCGTGTATGAGAACGAGACCCAACTTGAGACTCGCGGCTACCCCACTCAAGCCGTGGCACAACCCCAACTGGGTCAGTTTCCTGCTCCCCCGGCGGCTGAGGCCCCTCAAGCCCCTGAAAATTTCTGGGGTAATTTCAATGACATCATGGCTCGCGACCCCCAGAATGCCTGGCGTGTCCTGAACCAAGCCCAGCCCCAAGTAGTTGCAAACAAATTGTTTGTAATGGAGTGATAGTTAGTCGGTAATTAAGTAAATTACCGACTGCTAAAATTTGTGTTAGATAAGACAATAAATGTCTAAATCTTTCACCCAATAAAACAATCCCAGCGATACTGGAGGATAAAACAAAGTGTTTCTTGACAACGATTTCCCTAAAATTCTTGGTGCGGAACTCTATCGTCCCCACCCTGCTTACATTGCGGAAATGGCGGTTGAGCCTGTGGTTGTCCACGACTTTACTCGTCAGCCCGGTCAAACCGTACAGTTAGACCGTTACAAGTTCTGGGGCACCCCGGGTACCAAGGACAGCCGTGAGCGTATTGCTGACCAGACCATCGGTACTGCCAACAGCCGTAACATCACCAAAGAGAAGGTGCTTGTTGTGCTGAAGGAATACACTGGTCCCGCCGACCCGGGCGATCCGACCCAGCCCAGCACCTTTAAAATTGCTCGTGAAACTCTGGTTACCGCCCAGCGTCTGCTGTTGGATACCGGCAACCTGAATATGTTCCACCAGAGCATTGGTTCGCTGACCCTGCTTGACGATTATCGCCGGTGGCGTGACCGCGTCTTCATCGACGAACTGTCCAAATCCGAAGCCCTCGGCGCTGCTTCTGATACCCAAGGCGGTTATTTCTTCCCTGCTAGCAAGACCAAGAACGCTTCTGGTCAAGTTTCTTATACAGCTACTGAAGTTACCGCTAAAGATCAACAGTTTTCTGTGGCAACCGACCTGTTGACGCTGGTCAAGCAACTGCGTAAGCGTAACGTACCGACCTTCGCTGATGGTCTGTTCCGTTGCGTGTGCGATCCCACATTCATGATGCACCTGCGTCGTGACGATGACTTCCGTGAGATTGCCCGTTATAGCGGCAACCCTGGCCAAGGCATGTACATGGGTAATCCCATGATGCCTAACAACGCCAGCTTCTTCATGGGCCCGCAGGCCGGCCAAGCTTATTTCCTGGCTGGTGAACCTGTCATGCCAACTGGCGTTCAATTTGAAGGTGTGAAGTTCTTCGAGTCGACCAACTTCCCCAGCAAGAATGTTAGCTCTTCTTACACCGGTAGCGCTGGTACTTTCAGCAACCGTGAAGTGGCTCAGGGTTATTTCTTCGGCCCTCAGGCTATTGGCGTTGGTATTGGTGGACCTAACGCTCAAGTGCTCATCAATAATAACGATGACTTTAGCCGCTTTATCATCTTGATTTGGCAGCTTTACGCCGGCTTCGAAATCCTCAATAAGGACTTCGTGACCACCGCTTTCAGCTTCGTTGCTGATTCTTGATAAAACACATACACAGAAAACAACAGGAGAAATAAATGTCTTATTTGTCTTCTAAAAAAATCTACCCGGGTAACTGGGCGGAGGCACTGAACGGTTGGTACAAAAATATCGATACCAACGAAGACGGTGTTAATAATGCATCCAAGGGTGGCCCCACTTCGGTGCTGGCAATCCCTGGGTATCGTTATTTTCAAAATCGTGGTTACCTGGCCGTTAGCACTGCTTCAGGCGCAGGCGCTACCGCCTCTGGTAGTGTGATTGTTCCCTCTCCCTACCGCCAGGATGATACTCGTCCCGACATCACCGGCATGGTGATTTCAGGCGACGCCACTCTGCCAGTCTACGTGTATCGTGCCACGATTTCCGTGGCTTCCGGTTGGGGCGACGGTCGTGTGGCTTCTGGTATCTACGCTGCCACCGGCAACGTGATTACCTTTGCTACCGGCCTGACCTCCACTGGTACTGTGGGTGAAGCCGTGGCGCAAGCCAACCTAACCTCCACCACTTCTGGTGGACAAGCCGGCGAAATCTTCTTTGCTGCTGGCACCGCTGCTTATAGCACTCAGCCTTTCCTCACCGCTACCGGTGCTGATGGTGTGACCGTGAGCAACGTGTACAAGAAAATCACTACTGCCGCCACCTATAGTGTGCAGGCACGTGGATCGCAAACTGCGACTTCTACTTCTGGTGGTTGGTACATTTCCAGTGGTGATGTCGATGCCGGCAAGAGAGGTTATTTCGTGGTTGAAGTGTGCTACTTACAACCCGATGAGGCCCCTGGCTACGAAGATATTGATGGTTATATTCTTGGGCGCACTGTTAGCTAATTAGGCTAAACTGGGACCAGATATATTTTCTGGTCCCTATGCTTTACCAGCACAAAAAGACTGGCGCTCGAGTCAAAGTTGTCAGCGAGTGGGATGACGGTGATTGGTTCATGCTTGAGGACCAAGATGGCCGTCTTTTCACCGCGTACAAAAACGAAATCGAACCTGACGAACAGGCGACTAAAACAGTCAAAACTCTTCAGGTTAAAGATAAAGCAGCCAAAGAAGAGCCCCGAGCCTTCCCACCTGATCATCGTCTGAATATTAATTCAGCGACTGCCCAGATGATTGCAGATCATATCAAGGGCATCGGCCTCAAGACAGCACGTGAGATCAAAGATCTCCAGATGTCCTTGTCGGGTGAAAGATTTAACAATCTCGAACAACTGAAGCAAATCAGAAGGGTTGACTGGGACGCCGTATTAGCTGCTGATTTAATTCGCGTTTAACTCTCATCTTCTTAAGCCCCTGGAAAGCCGGGGGCTTTTTATTTTAGAATAAGAAAAAATAGATGATATGGCCGGTCTCATTCCTGCGGGTTTTATTGTTGATCCAAGCAAGGATATTTTCCCAACAACGGGGGCACACCTCGACCCCAGGGTCATTCCTCAGTTTGGACCAAACAAAGGCAAACCGATAAATCCACGAAGTGCAAAATTTCTTTTGCAGAATTTAATGCTGGGGGACACACCAGTAGTTGAGCAGAAGGGTGGTAACTGGCAATTTAATTTTCCTGTAACAAGTGAGTTTGGCCAACGCAAAGCGCCCACGCCTGGTGCAAGCACATTTCATCAAGGCATTGATATTGCCGCACCAGCAGGAACAGCAATTAAATATAAAGGGTCTGGTTCATATAAGCCAGGACAAGGTTTGGGAACCATCAGCACGACAGATTCACAGGGCAATCCGTATGATATTCAACTACTTCACACGACCCCTGGTAAAGCAGCGGAGGTTGCCGCGAACACGACAGCTCTGCCCACAGGTGATACATCTTCTAGGACAGAGGACATTCTCAAAGCCTTTCTCTATGGCGCTCAAATAAGAAAAGACGAAAAACCGGAAAAAACATTTCAGCAAGAATTAAAAGAACAATTGATTGGGAGCTTGCTTTCGCAAGCTTTAAATCCTGGTAGTTTTCTTTCCTCCTATCAGAACAGTAATCCATTTTTAATGGGCCAATCTACGGCCAACTCTGATTATTTAAATGGACTTTTCGGTTGATTACTTGCTTTTATAATTGATTGATAAGGAGGAATAGAAGTGCAGCTCTCTGACTTCGACAAAAGCAGAGTCAGGTATCATTTGGGATACTTCACAGTTTCCGTTCCAGCGGGTGACTATGCCCGTCTGGAGGAAGCAATGAATACAATTCCAGATTCTTATTTTTACAATAAGATTTCTATTCAGATTAGTCGTTGTGACACTGCTGAAAAGAAAACGGAAGTCGCTACTTCTCCCTCTACCCGCCTGGAAAGTATTGCTGGTGACGTGGATCGCACGATTCGCTCCAGTAATGCAAGAGAAGCGTTAAAAGTTTGGGATGAGATTTATCTCTACGAAACCAATCGTTTAGCCGGAATTCTTTACGTTCCTAACTACAAGGATCCTTTCCAAGCCAGATACCGGTATGAGCGCTCAGGCGCTGAGTTCATCCAGGCACTACCTGGTCCTGCCGACACTGCAGTGGGTTCTAGTCTTTATTTACATGAGGTTTGGAGGTAAGCATGTTTATTGGACCCGCTTTACAAGGTGCCAGATTAATTGGCGGCGCTTCTCAACTCGGGCGTTACGCACTAGGGCTTGGATCTGTCTTAAGTGCTGGTTTAACAGGTTCTGCAGCGCAGGATACTCAACCAGTCTCGAGACGCCCTGAGGGCTATTCGACCTACGGAACATATACAGTCGGGGGCATTGAATATGATAAAGACAGCGGCCGTCCAGTTTACATGCCCCCTGGATCTGTTTATCCGTCCAGTTCAGTAGCTCCTTTTATGCCTGCAGCTGAACGCGATTATCAAAACAAAAAATCTCTCGTTGCGCAATTAACAGAGCAGGATCAGCTATTGAAAAAATATAATGTTGCTGATTTAACCAAGGCATACAACGCTGCAAAGGGAGATGAAAGAGAACGACTGGGAATGGAAATTTTTGCTTTAAC